TAAAGAAACTAACCCAAGTTTTTCAGAAACAATGTCAGAGTTACATTCACATGGAATTATTAATGACGTGTTAGTGGAAACAATTCAAAAATACGGAGAAAAAAATATTGATGAAATTATAAATCATAATAACGATTATAATTTTGATTATTTTGCTTGGAGATCATTAGTAGAGATGTATTTACTAAAAACACCACAAGGAAAAGTAATTGAAAGACCACAACATATGTATATGAGGGTTGCCTTATGGGTTACAGATAATTTTGAAGACGCGATTGAATATTATAAATCATTATCAAACCAACTTATTTCTAAAGCGACACCAATAATGATTAATTCTGGTACAAAAGTACCTCAATTGGCGTCTTGTGTTTTACATTATAATAATTCAGACTCAAGACAAGGATTATTGGATACATTAAACGATATTTCAACATACTCTTCAGATGCCGCAGGGATTGGATTATCTATGTCTAATATTAGAAGTAAGGAAAGTAGAATATCTACATCAGGAGGACACTCGGGTGGTTTATTAAGATATTTAAAAATTGTTAATGAATCGTTAAGATTTTTTAACCAACAAGGTCGTAGACCTGGTTCCGCAGCAATTTACTTGGAGCCTTGGCATAAAGATATTATGGACTTATTGGATATTAAAAAAAATACGGGATCTGAAGAATTAAGAGCTCGTGATTTATTTACCGCACTTTGGATTCCTGACAACTTCATGAGAGCAGTTAAAAATGACGAAGATTGGTATTTGTTTTGCCCAAACGATATAAAAAAATCAGGACTTAAACCACTTCAAGAAACCTATGGTGATGAATATGAAGAAAATTATCGAAAAGCGGTACAAATGGGTATTGGTAAAAAAATAAAAGCTCAAGATATATGGAGTAAGATTATTGAATCTCAGGTTGAGACTGGCGTTCCTTATTTATGTGCTAAGGATAGTGCTAATAAAAAAACTAATCATAAAAATATTGGAGTTATAAAACAATCTAACTTATGTAACGAGATTTATCAATTTACCGACGAAGAGACTACGGCTATCTGTACATTATCATCTATGGTATTAAAGAATTTTATAGTAAAAGGTGAGTTTGATTTTACGTTACTTTATAATGAAGTTAGAAAGGTTGTTCGTTCTTTAAATAAAGTTATTAATATAAATAGGTACTCAACAAAAAAAGGATTGAAAGGTGGTTTAGAACAAAGAGCAATTGCAATAGGAACTCAAGGTTTAGCTGATGTTTTTTATTTAATGGATTATATTTTTACTTCTGAAGAGGCCAAAAAGTTAAATAAAGACATATTTGAAACGATATACTACGCCTCAGTTTATGAGAGTAACCAATTATGTAAAGAAAAAAAATATAAACCATATTCGTTTTTTGAAGGGTCACCGATGTCTAATGAAATTTTTCAATTTGATATGTGGGGACTTGATAGTACACAACTTTCAGGTATGTGGGATTGGAGTAAATTAAAAACAGATGTAAAAACATACGGTGTTTGTAATTCTTTATTTACTGCACAAATGCCTGTCGCATCATCTGCTAAAATTACAGGATCTTTTGAAATGACAGAACCCGCACATTCTGCTCTTTTTAATAGAAGAGTTGTTGGTGGTGAGATTATGATTGTAAATAAATATTTAATTTATGATTTTGAAAAAATTGAAATATGGTCTGAAGATTTAAAAAATGAGATAATAATAAACGAAGGGTCAATTCAAAATATTAATTTTAATAATTATATTGATTTTGATGATAAAAATTACAATAAAAAAGTTAAAAGAATTGAACATCTTATTTTAAAATATAAAACAATATGGGAAATATCACAAAAAGAATTAATTAATATGGCGGCGGATAGAGCTCCATTTATTGACCAATCACAATCTATGAACATTTATATGGTAAATCCGACCTTATCAAAAATAACATCATCTCATTTTCATTCTTGGGAAAAGGGTTTAAAAACACTATGTTATTATGTTAGAACCAAGGCGATATCAACAGGAGCAAAACATTTAGCTTTAGATATGTCAAAAAAAGATAAAAAAAATGTAAATTTAGAAGTACCGAGTATTGATTATTCAGATTTAAATTTAACTGTAAAACCAAAAGATTCCGAATTTGATTGTTTTGGGTGTTCATCATAATAATTTATTATAAATAAAATAAACATATATTTATATGTGATATGGCAAATGGACTAACATACGGAATAAGTTTCCCTTTTAGACAAAGTGAAAAGGGAAATTATCTTAATTTAACTGATGATTCCGATGAAGAGATTAGAACTAGTTTATTACATTTAATATTAACAAAACGTGGTAGTCGTTATTATTTACCTGATTTTGGAACAAATATCTATTCTTTTATTTTTGATCCATTAGATGGTCAAACGTTTGACGCAATTAAAGACGACATTAAAACCCAAGTTGAAAAATATATTCCTAATCTAACTATTAATAGTATAACCGTTACCCCTTACTTAGAAACTGAAGAAGGTATTGGTGAGTTAGACTATGAGTTATTAGGTAAAACTAGTATCCATAGAATTCCTGGAGCTAACACACAAGAATATACTGCAAAATTAAAAATAAACTATACAAATGAAAATAGTACTTTTGGAACTCGAGAGTTTGTGATTATAAATATTTAAATATGGCTATTAATAAAATAAATTATACTGAAAGAGACTTTGAAGGGATTAGGGAGTCATTATTATTGTACACTAAACAATACTACCCAGAACTTATTCAAAACTTTAATGATGCTTCTATTTTTTCTGTACTAATGGATTTAAATGCCGCGGTTGCCGACAACCTTCATTTTCATATTGACAGGAGTATTCAGGAGACTGTATTACAATACGCACAACAAAAATCATCAATATATAATATTGCTAGAACTTATGGTTTGAAAATACCGGGGTATAGACCATCAGTTGCTGTGGTTGATATTTCAATCACTGTACCACCTTTTGGTGATGGTGAGGATTTTAGATATCTTGGAATATTAAGATCAGGATCACAGTTTAATGGTGCTGGAAATACTTTTGAGACTGTAAACGATATTGATTTTTCAACACAATATAATCCGGAAGGGTTTGTTAATCGGACTAAAATACCAACATTTGATAGTGGTAATAAAGTGGTAAATTACGTAATAACCAAAAGAGAAGTCGTTGTTAATGGGACTACTAAAGTTTTTAAAAAAATAATTAATCCGGCTGATGTTGTACCATTTTTCAATTTATTTTTACCTGAAAAAAATGTACTCTCAATAACATCTGTAATTCAAAAAAACGGAACAACATATCCAGCAATACCTTCTTATAGTGAATTTATTAATTCAACAAATAAATGGTATGAGGTTGATTCATTGGCTGAAGATACGGTGTTTATTGAAGATGTTACAAAAGCATCAGATAACTCAGGAATTAAAGTTGGTAAGTATATTAAAACTGAAAATAGATTTATTAGTGAATATACACCAGAAGGTTATTTAAAAGTGCAATTTGGAGGAGGAACTACAACCCCTGAACAACAACTTGTTAATTTTGCAAAATCAGGTATTAAATTAGATTTAGGTAATTACCAAAATAATATTGGATTAGGACTTACCGTTCAACCAAATACTACTTTATTTATTCAATATAGAACTGGTGGTGGGTTATCTTCAAATATTGGTGTTGGTGTGATAAATCAAATTGGTACTATTGATTTATCTATAAATGGACCATCATCTGACATAAATACCAATGTTTTTAATTCTTTAAATATTACAAATGTTACCGCAGCAATTGGAGGATCAAACCCACCAAGTACTGAAGAAGTTAGAAATATGGTTACATTTAATTTTTCAGCACAAAAAAGAGCGGTTACTATTAATGATTATAAATCTTTAATTGACACTATGCCTGGTAAATTTGGATCACCAGGTAAGGTAAGTATAACTGAAAATAATAATAAGATTACAATTCAAATACTTTCATATGATGATGGAGGTAAATTAACCCAATCTGTTTCAAATAATTTAAAAAATAATTTAGCAACATATCTTTCTAACTTTAGAATGATTAATGATTATATATCTATTGATGTTGCAAAGGTGATTGATTTAGAATTTGAAATTTATGTAATGATGGAATCTGATAGAAACCAAGGACAAGTTATTACAGAAATTATTAATTCTGTTGCAAACTATATGTCACCAGAAAATAGAGAATTAGGACAAAACGTTAATATGTCTGAAATTAAAAAATTAATTCAAAATGTTGCTGGTGTATCAACACTTACCGAAATAAAAGTCGTTAATAAAGTTGGAGGACAATATTCAACATCAGAAACATCACAAAGGTATTCAAATAATTCCACAAAGGAGATCCAACTAATTGATGAAACTATTTTTGCAGAACCAAGTCAAATATATCAAATTAGATATACTAATAAAGATATTAAGGTTAGGGTAAAAAATATAAAAACAGTAGACTTTAAATAACGTTATTTATTTTATAATGTTATTGATTATCTTTAAAAATAAAGAACATAACTATTTATTTTTAAAGAATTAATGAACAAAAGTCATCGAATAAAAGTTAACCCGGGAACTGATAAAAATATAAGAGTACAAATTGACCAAGATTTTGATTTTTTAGAAATACTATCTCTAAAATTAAGACATGAAGACGTTTATACTAGGTTTTGTGCTGATTACGGTGTAGTTGCGGGTCGAGTAATCATTAATGGTGGTTTTGGTGTTCCTAACGTTAACGTTTCCATTTTTATCCCATTATCCCCAGAAGACGAATCCGACGTTGTTATTTCAACACTATATCCATATAAAACTGTAAATACAAAAAACGAGGATGGTTATCGTTATAATTTGTTACCATACAAAAAAGAGTATGGTGGTCACACACCTACAGGTACTTTTCCGGATCGTGAGGACGTTTTAACAAGACGTGAAGTTCTCGAAGTCTATGAAAAATACTATAAATTTACAGTTAAAACAAATGATAGTGGTGACTTTATGATTATTGGCGTCCCTTTAGGGATGCAAAAATTAATATTAGATTTAGATTTATCAAATATTGGTACTTTTTCTTTACGACCCGCAGATTTAATTAGGATGGGATTAGGTTCTCCCGAACAATTTGACGGGGAACAATTTAAATCATCAACGGATTTGGATTCGTTACCACAGATAGTTCACTTAAAAACAGATGTTGAGGTTACTTCTTTTTGGGGAGAAACGGACATTTGTAATATTGGTATTAGTCGAGTTGATTTTGATTTAAGAGATTTTGGTGGTATTAATATTCAACCACATGCGGTGTTCTTAGGTTCATTATTTTCAACTAATGATGGTGATTTTTTAAAAACAAACTGTAAACCAAAATTTGATAGCGGAAATCTTTGCGACCTTGTAACTGCGTCTGGTACAATATTAGCTATTAGACAAACAATCAATACCGACACAAACGGTAGACCAATACTTGAACAGTATGTACTACCTGAAGGAGGTAAGGTTATAGATTCTAATGGTACTTGGATGTTTGAAATACCAATGAATTTGAACTACGTAACAACAAACGAATTTGGGGAAATGGTACCATCAAACGATCCAAATATAGGTATCCCAACTACAGGTAAATATAGGTTTAGAATACAATATCAAAATGAAGAAGGAATTAAAAATAACATTTTTAGGGCTGACTATTTAATACCAAATATTAAAGAATGGGGGTGGGATAACCCTAACACACCACCACCGTCACAACTAGCACCATCAATACCTAACGCAAACACTTATCAGCAATTATATTCATATGGATTTGGTTTAGAATGGGAAAATTATGGAGACCCAACAACAACAATAGGTTTAGAGATGATTAATGAAGCTATTGATGCTAAAGACAGGTTCTATGCGTTTAATTTTAATAAAGTTTATACTATTTCTATGTTTTTAGATAGGTGGAAATGGGGATATAATAGAGCACAACATTTAGGGATTAAAGAAATTACTAACAGAGCTTGTACAACAACAACTAATCGATTTCCAGTTAATGACGGAGTTAGAAATTTTGATTTTCTATTTTTTCTTTTTAATATTTTAATTACGATTTTAACACCAACTTTTATTATATTAATTGTTATTTCACATGTATTAGCATCCATATACCCAATAATTAGAGTAATGGCTAACGTGGTCATTTGGTTACTTAATAAAATTATAATACCAATTTGTAAGGTTGTTAAATGGCTTGCTCCTAGAAGAATGCGGGGGACAAATTGTGACGACAAAAAAATAGAACCATTATCTAAGGAGAACCCATTTAAAAGGTTATCAATACCTATGATGTCTTATCCTGATTGTGAAGCTTGTGATTGTAAAGATCAAGGGTTAGATGAGGCTGAGTCAACAGGATTTGCCACTTCAGTAAATACAGCATCCGCTAGAGACAATATAAGTATGTTGTCTAATATTGGTAGTACTGTATCTTATAGTCTTATGAAGGGATATGTTGGTCGACCAACAACGGTTGATACGTATGCTACCGGTGATTTGGAAGAATTTGTTAATGATAGTTGGCAAATGTTGTTGGCTGGTGAACAAGCATATACTAAAAGATATAAGGTTCCTTTGGTTCGTTTTTCCGTATTTACTCAGTACCTATACCCAACAAATGGAATGATTAATCAAACTTTTATTGGTTCTGATGTTACTTTAGCTCAATCTATGAACTTAGCAAATCTAAGAAGTAGATATTTTATGGAAGAAAATATAATAAGAACAACTATTAGTAACGTTGGTTCACCACCGTCTGATCCTTTTGATGATTCTATTTTAATTTTATTATGTGATCTCGGTACCCTTTCTTCTTTAGGTGGTGCTGGTGGATTACTTACTTTTTATAATCCCGATAGTATTAACGACCCTAATCTTACTGGATTTACTGGAAGCAATCAATTTAATACCCAAAGTATTACAGGATCCACACCATTTTCAGATACTTTTACCCCATCACAAATAAAATATATAAACATTAATGGTAACGAACAGTACGCTAACACATATTTAAAAATAACTGAAAATGGTAAAGCTTATAAATTTAAAGCGGGTATTGAGTATTTTCAAGTTATTACTGGAGGTACCGTAAATGACTATAAACAATTAACAAATGGTAATTCTGGTTTATTAAATAAATATTTATTTAATAAATACCAAACACAAGATACATTTAAATTTACGTTTGGCCCTTGGATTAATAAGTGGCAACCCCATAAATGGAAATCTCTTGAATTTGTAGATGAATACAAAGAACTACAAGTTATATTTTTAACTAGAGGTGTTGACCCTTATACTGAAAAACAAACAATTAAGTATGATCTATCAAGATTATTTGGATACACACTTGGAAGTAATGTTGTTTCGGTAGTTGGTAAATATTATTTAAATGTCCCCATACAAAAAAATACCGGAACAAATACAAATAATTGGTGGACAAGTCAAAATACGCCAGAATCTCATAAATTTACAGCTAACGATAATAATAACGCAGCTTTATATCATAAACCTTATGGGTTTTCAGCGGACTCGGGTTTATTTTCAGCATTTACAAATAACAGTTCAAAAAATTATAATAGCACTGATAAGTCTACACTTGGTTTTAGATCATTTGGAGATGATGATTTTAGTATTTCATATTACACCACAGAGGTGGGGTATTATGGCGATACTATGTATTTAGATAAGTTTGCCACTCACAAACAAGGGTTATATGAAGGTGGTAGTTTAATTGCATCTGAGGGTAATCATCAGCAACAACAAAACAATTGTACTAATTGTGACCAAAAAAAGTCAAGAAGTCGGACATATTCACCAACATATCTACCAACCGGAAATAATACTGTTTCGGTAATATCTCTGGCAACTAATATTAATATTACTAATTCTCAATATTTAATTTTTAGATCGGATAGATTACCAGTCTCTGATGGATTAGAGATTCTTGGTAATAATAGTTATTCTCTACATTTAAATAATAATTTTAGATTATACGTTATTGATGCGACTGGCGGATCTGGTCAAGTAGAGGCGTCAATATTAGCAGGTACAGATTCAAATGGTGCTAGTCAAAACTTAGCGGGTGATGGTGGAAATGGGCCTATTACGGATAAGATATTAGGTAGTTTAACCTGTGAAAAATTAGTTCCAATTAAATGTTATCAAAATGGAGGAACCACTTTTACTATAAATTCAAATTGTCCTGAAAATAAAACAGGTAAGGGTAATAAAAATAAAAGAATAGATGGTGGATGTTACTATTTTGTTGATAACCCATTAATTAGTAGTATAGGAAAAGATATTGCGTTTTTTGCTGAGTGGAAAGCTAGATTTAGAATGATATTTGGAGCTTGTAGAGGGGTATTTTCTGAAGTATTTCAAAATAATTGGGTAAATGGAACATTATATATGTTTACATTTAAAAAGAGAACAATTTTTAATATTACCGGACAAGTTAAAAAGTATAAATTTTGTGGTAGTAAATTTGATACATATAGAACCGGCCAAGGTCCTATTATCTTTACTGAAGGTACCACCAATTCATTTTTTTATAGGTGTACACCATATGATGCCTCGTCTAATCGATTTATAGGTCAAGCTCCAAAGTATAATAATTCTGATGCTGTGAGTAAATATAAAGGTATGAATAGTAATAATATATTTTATCCAACAACAATTATGGATTTGGGTCCTAGAGATAGATATACTAAAGAAATTTCCCCAAACCCTATGTTTGAAGGTTATAATATGGACACATTACGAACCACATCATATAATGAGAGTTCAGAAATACTAAATTTATTTATAGTTTCTAGATTATTAAACAGTAGTTTTCTTTCTAGAATGGTAGGTGCTGGAGATGCATCCATTAATCAGATGTTTTCTAGAAGTGAAGATAGGATTGATGGTGATGTTGCTCAGTTATTTAGTGTTAACTCTGAATACGGAGTTGTTGGGTTTGGAGATGATGATTATGATGATAATGACATATATCTTTCAAGCACAGAAGACTCGGTTTTAGGTTTATTTTTTACCTCATCAACGGTAAATAGGATACTTGTTAGTCCTGGTGTTGTTACGTTCACACCAACACTGACTAATTATTTTGGATACCCAAGTACTCAAGAAGTTCCATTTTACAAATGGAAATTAGAGAATAATAGTACTATTTTTGGAACCGAAAAGAATGAATGGGAAACTTCAACTCCTTTTTACTCACAAAAATATCAGTCTTTAAGTTTTTTAACTTCACCTACCTCAGATTATTTTAATTCTACAACCCAAAATGGAAAAAAGGGTTTTATATATAATAGTAACGGGAATGGTGTTGGATCTCCTAGTTTTCCACAAAATCAATCAAATGAATTTTTGGTTGGTTCGCCATACCATTTTTACTTTGGGATGGTTAAAGGTAAGAGCTCTTTAAATAGGTTCATAACAAAATATATTTTAAACTCAGATGATTAACGAAGAAGATATTAGAATAGTATTAGGGTCTAAAAGATATGCTTCTAGCGTTGATACCGATATTTGGATTCAAACTCCACTCATTGGTGATAGAAGGAATATGGTTGAAGGTGATAGATCTATTAGTATAAATTTGGAAGAACAATTTAACGAAGAAAGAACTAATAGTGATGTTTTTAGAATTTCTGGTAAGATTGTTAATATAGTTAACAATAGTATTTCAGGTAAAACTGCGTACCACCCATATCGAGATAATTTATACTACACTAATTCAATATCAAATGCTACTATAAATAACCCATACAATCCGAATGTTTTATGGGAGGGGTATCCTCAGTTTAATGAGTTTTCAATAATTAGAAATGAAGGAATTGTAGGTCATATTACATATGTACCAAAAAGTTCAACAACATATAATTGGGCGGTATATTTAACATATGCTTATAGTAGTGATACTGAACAAATAATGTCTTTTACAGACCAAACGTATAATACAACTAATACTTTTATTGCCTCTGACGGTATTCCATTTACTATTACTAATGATAAATTTAATGGTAAAAGATTAATTTATTTTAATTGTGCAACTAATCATAATTTAGAAGTTGGTGAGTTTGTAGAAATTACAATACCATCCAATACTAATGGATTTGGTGGGGTTAATATTTTTTCTGTATACAGTTTAGGTAATGGAAAATATGATTCCGAAAGTAATGTTTTTAGTATATATAATTTAAAATTTTTAGATTCAGAGACTACGAACGGTAAAGTTGGTAATTTTAAAAGAATAAAAAATATTCAAAATAGTGGAGAAACTAAATCTAAATATTATGTTAGATTACATAAAACATTAACCGATGTTACGGAATGTAAACTCAATCCAGCTGGATTTGAAAATAACCCATTCCCAAATAAATTTAAATTAGAGTATTCGGCTTTAACCCCTAATAATGTTGAAAGAATATCAGTAAAAGATGGGTCAAAAACGGTAACATTTACTTTTAATTCTGACATTAAAATAAATGGAATAAAAGATAATCTTAACCGACCAATAACTGAGTTATTTACTACCATTATCCAAAGAGGATATATGGGGTACTTTAACCCAACACCACCTAATTCAAATATAGGGTTAGATGTTGGTTGGGAGTTTAATTTTTTAAAAAATACTATAGACACTTGGTGGAATCACAATTCTTTAGATAATAAAGATAATATTACTGTTGGTAATTATATTGCTAATAATAAACCATTTAATTATAATAATTTATTAAATGTTGGACACATATTAAAAGGAGATTTTTGCGAATATAATTTTATAGAACAAAAAGAATATGTTTTATCTCCAATGTACCATAAATACTCATATAATCCAATTTATTTTTTAGATAATTCTAGTCCTAATTATCCTAGTGGATACGTTTATACACCACACCATAAAATACAAATAAGAACTTTTGGTAGTAATATTATGTATTCACAAAAAGAAAACGTAGATATTGTACCAAAATATGCAGGGTATTCTAAATATGAAGAAACTTTTATTTGGAGAGATATATATAACTATGGGTATATCGATGAGGACGATAATGGTGTTGATTACCCATTTTTAAATGGGGCTCATTATCCATTTAAAGATATCTTATTTTTACAAAAACCAATACAACAGTTAAATATTGTTGAAACTACGTTAATAAACCAACCAACAACCGACCCTTGTGAATAATTATTATAGATTTTCATTAAACGTTACGGATAAAGACATAACCTTACCAATTGAACTTAATTTTGATTTTGAGGGTAGAGAACAAGCTATTGAAGAATTTGAAAAAGACGCAGTAAAACAAGTTATAAACGATATTGACGACTTTGAAACCACTAAATTTGCTCATGCACCTTATGGTGTTAATAATTCAAAAACAGAGATTAATTATCAATTTAATTTTTTTAATTATCAAGCACAAACAAATTTTACAACAAACCCACCGACGATTTCAGATTGGTTAGATGATTATGAATACGCAACTTTTAATGATAATGAAATATTTTATTTTGCTAACTCATTTAAAGGTAGTTTTTTTAAATTAGATTTTTATGATAATACAATTCCTGAAAATCAAAAAATATTATTTTCTGTTATTTTACCAACACAACAGGGATTAAAAGAACCGGGGTTTATTGGGCCACCACTAAATCAATCTCCAGTTTTTGTAAAAAAACCAAAATTTGTTTTAGATTATGTTGGTCAAGATAAAGAAGGGTTTTTCTTTTATTGGTTAAAGGAACGCGGATATTTGGATATTAGTGTTTTTTATATGAGTGCTAAGTTTTTTAATGCAAAAATAGGTCAGTTTGTTAGAATGATGAATGTACCACAATCTTCTTTAATTGGATCACAATATGATTTTAATAAAGAAGATTATTTTTATTACAAGGTTAATTTTGATTACAATAATTACGAATATAGTGTTTATCGTGGTTTGAGTAATGTTAGAGTTGGTGTAGGTCAAAATCCGGATGAGTCCATAATTTGGTATGAATATGTAAACCCATAATGAAGTCACAAAAAATAAGTGTAGTACTTTCCCCAGAAACTTTAAATTTAACGTTATCCGGTTTTTTATATGAACCATATGATGATGTTAGCAAAACTTTATTTGTATATTCTGGTATTTCTGAAATGATTAGTGGAGGGACTAATGGAAATTCATTATTAACTGATATAACAATTCCTATTTTATTTACTGAGACGTATAACGATGTCGGTATTTATTCTGAGTTTGACGGGCTTTTATGTCAAAAAGATATTATTACTAATTTTTTATATTCCGGAACAAATCAGTTTAATTTAAATTATATTACTTTATACAATACCTCTGGGGATTTTACTGATAGTTATTTGGATTTTACCGATTTTTATGTTAATTGGGGTGACAACACAATACCGGAACAACTAACATCAAAAACAATATCACACGAATATCTTGGTAATGGGTCTTATGTTATTTCACTATCCGGATCAAACCCTTGGGGGCTTACGGTAATTGAAAAACCAATAACAGTACCATTAACTTTATCTGTAACCCCTAATATAAATGGTAACATAACATTTACACCACAACAAGGTAATTGGGTTAATACCCCTATAAATTATAATTATATTTATGATTTAGATTCTAATAATAGTGTTGCTTATCAATCGACTAGCGGATGGACAAGTACGCCATTTAATATTTCTGGGTATACTAAATCAAAAATAAATGATCTTAGAAGATGGGGTAGTGAAAAATATACGGTTGGTTATGTATTCACTAAAAATAACGAATTCTACGGTAAAATAAATTCAACATGTCCTGAGTACACGTCTTACACTATAGAAGGTATTGATTACTATGATTTAACAAATGGAAAAACATTATATGTTATTGGTAGTAGTGGATTAACCCATAACGATATCGTTTCTTTACCAATGACTAAAAATGAGCAACTATTAGATTTTGTTATGACACCAGAAATACAAAGTAACGTTTATGTCGAAAGAGGTAAATATTCGCCTTTTGAATCTATACAAAGACTTGGTGAAGTCGATAATAGTGGTGATTTAGTAAGATATGGTTATGGATATTATAAAATTAACACAATATAAAAAAAAATATAAACTATTTATAAAATAAAAAATGGCACTTGGAACATATGGTACTGTAAGACCCGCAGATGTCTCACCAAACGATGTTGATATAATATTACATTATACATCATCAAGAGACGTAACAAACAATTATTTATTAAAAAAATTAAATGCTAGTAGCATATTAACTCCTTATTTTCATAATTCTAATACTGGTGGTAATGCTAATATAGAAATATTAGGTGGTCTTTATAGTTTAAAATTACCCTCTTCTGAATTTAATAAAAAAGGAATCTATACTTTATATTTACGACCAGCAGAAATTAGAACAAAAATCTCTGATTGTGGAATATTATCAGCATTACCTAATGTTAAGGGTATAGTGATTGATATAAACCAAGTCCCGTCCATATATAAAAACAAATTTACAAATCAAGGACTAGTTGGGTTTAGAGTTGAATATTTAAACCAAGACGGTACAAAAATTCCTAATTTTTATAGAATAATCACTTCTTCTTTTTTTTGTGAACCAATTATTGGTGATCAGACTAATGCGTCACAAAAAAGTGTTAGATATCGATACGTAGATGGTGGTAGTGATTTAATATTTTGTACGTTATCCCCATCATCGTCACCAACAAATAAACCAAATGCAACCCCATATATTGGACAACCAAATCAAAGTATCATAATTTGTAATACTTTTTTTAATCCAATAACAATTGATATTCAAATGGCTGATCACGATTTAGATACAATAGCAATAGCTCTTTATGGTAATCAAACCAAAAGTATTGAAGACGGAGTATATACTGTTTACGATACTGGTGGTAACATATATAAACAATATAATTTATTTGAAGTTAGAGATAATTTTAATAATTTATTGTATGAGGTTAGACAAGATAGGGGAAATAACATTGATTTTAGTAAAAACTTTATAAATATTATTACTTAATGGCAAATAAAATATTTTTTCCACCTAAAGGGTTTGATACTTTTTCTAATAATATCGTTGGACTTCAAACTGTTGATGGCGGAGGTCTTACGCAAGGAAATTTTGAATTTACTTCGGCAATTTATGAAAAAGCCAATAGAAGTTTTGATACTGGTATTTTTTCAATCCCGTATACTTTAGAAAATTTAAAAATAGATGACATTGAACAAGCCAAAAAACTAATTCAAAAAAACTTTAAAGTTTATCCTAATTTTGATATATCTGAAGTTACTAGTTTTTGTTTATATGGTTCACTACAAAAAAGATTATCAAGCTCGGCTTTAAAAATTATAAATTATTTTCCAGCGGCTATTGAAGTTATAAGTAGACAATCTAGTGGTTTATTTTATGGTGATACCGCATCAAATATTTCATATGACCCTATAAATGATGAAACAACTTTTCAAATGAATTCATCGTTATTTAGAAATCCATTTGATATTGATTTTTCACAAAACTCTAATAGAAATTTAGAATTAAGACCTCAACAAATTAGTGAATATAGAAATTTAACAAATACGTTTGAAAAATACGCTTTATATTTTTCAGACTTAAAGGTTGAATATAAAATTAATGATTTTATTCCTACCATTAGTATGTCTGGTGGTACGGTTACATTGACGGTTGTAGGTGACCCATTTGAAGGATTAACATCATCAACTAAGAGTTTAGTTATTAAACCTAATAATGAAGTTACTGATCAAATCTTTAATGATGATTTTGATGAAATTGAAGATTTTTTATTAAATAGAAATGCGGCAATAAAGTATACCGCTAAGTTTGTTTACCCTGACTATGATGATTCCGGTAAGTATACTCTTTATACTAAATACGTAACATGGCCAATAAATGCTTATTGGAATCTAAGTATTGAGGGATCTAAATTTACAAAATATTTAGAAGTTTTACAAGAAATATCAGAGAAATTAGATGAATATAAAACTAACTTAATTAGTCGTTTTTTAATTACAGGTTCTTTTAAAGATTTTGACACGTCAGACCAAAAAATTGAAAAAATATTACAAATTTATGGAAGAAGTTTTGATGAAGTAAAGAAATTTATAGATGCTTTAGCTAATATAAATTCTGTAAACTATAAAACAGGAAACGACATACCATCACAACTTTTAAGTAATTTATCAAAAACTTTGGGGATGGACTCAAACATATCACCAATATCTAATGATGACTTTTTAAAATCTATTTTTAATGCTGATAGTACTCAGATATATTCAGGACAAAAAACCCCTAATACCCCAACGGAATTAAATTACCAATATTATAAAAATCTAATATTAAATTCTGCGTATATGTTTAGAACTAAAGGTACTAGAAAATCTTTAGAATATGTTATGCGTTTTATAGGTGCTCCTGATGCTTTGTTAGAGATGAACGAAGTTATATACGTCGCTGACAGCAAAATTAGTATAGATGATTTTAATCAACAATATTCTGAAATATCTGGAGGAACTCAATATATTGAATCACCAGTATTTGACCAATCAAATACGTATAAACTTAAGGGTGTTCAATATACCGCTTACACCAATTCAGGGTACCTAAATAGTGTTGACACTACTTTGACTGACTACGGAATGGACGATAACGGTTATCCTAAAAGTCCAAACCATACTGAATCTAATTTTTTTCAAAAAGGGGCTGGTTGGTTTGAAACTAGTTCAAGTCATAGGTCTCCAGCTGAGGTTGACTCAAAAAATACATCATTTGACCCATCAAATCCTTTTTTAATTACAAAATTAAAAAACTTTAATTTTGGTAAAGAGTATATGGACAAATACCGTAAGTTTAGTAGTATGACAAATGTTGGGTATACCTTAAGAAAAGTTTATGATAATAAAAAATCTTGGGCTGTCGATGATGTTGGTAGTAGATCGGACAGTAAAAAATTTAATGGAGTAAACTACAAAGTTAATGATGAAAAATTAGTTATAAATTCTAAAAATTTAGAGGTATACATCAATGTCGGACAAGGAATCACTTATGATATTTGGGATATGTCAGTTAAGTATAATTACCCAATACCAAATAGCGGTTTAACTGCTCCATACCCATATCCTGGAAATATTGATTGGACTATTATAAATCCTAAACCTAAAGAAAAGACATTTTTTGAATTTGCTCAAAATTTTTATAATAATTTTATAAATGTTAGAAACAGACAAACAATATTTGATGGTAAAACCGGAGGATACCCAACACTCCAATCTGTTTTTTGGAGATACCTTGAATCAAAACAAACGGTAGGTATTCCATCTAATAATTTTACATATCAAAAAATGATAGATTATACCTTGGGTATTGGTGATTATTGGCAGAGATTGTTAGAGCAAGTAGTTCCTGGAACATCATTATGGTTAACTGGTCAAAAAATGGAAAATAGTATTTTTCATAGGCATAAATTTGTATGGAGAAGACAAAGAGGTTGTTCATTTATACCTATTGAGTGTGTACCTTGTCGATATCTTGGTATACCATTTTTATATGACTGTATAGATCAAACACTAAGTTGTAGTGTTGTTTCTAATTTTTGTGGTAACGAAGCTTTAGGTATGTTAAGTAATACTATCTCAAACATTTTAGATAGTAGTGGTTATACTGAAAATGATTGTGTTCTAAATAGTATTGTTAGTACATGGTATGTTGATTGTAGATTAGATACCCAACAATTGGTTTTAGAGCCGTTTTATATTGGTTATGGTAATAACGATGTACCTGACCAAACAACCATTATTAATGGTATTACCGATAAATTATCAATGCTATATACAAAAGGTTTAAATTATTATTGGGATGGTGGGTCATTAATTATTAGTAATTCTACTTGTTATGATGACTTTACAAATAAAATATTATACTTAAATATTGGAATAAACATAAATATAACTTGTAATTAATGGCGTGTGTTTCAGGATTAACTAATGGTTACTATTCGTATATGGATTGTTGTGGCGGCCTTAACCAAGGATCGTCACTTAATGAAGTAGTTTGTATAGATGCTAATTATATAAACTCCGCAATTGGAATAGCAAGTGCAAGTATTGGTCAACCTGGTACTTGTGACTCAGACTGTGGGGAAAATGTATTAGATTACGTATTTTCTGTTACTGGTATATGTAATAATAATACTGGTACAGTTATAATTACTCCGAGTGGTGGTGTTGGCCCATATACCATTTCACATGTTTTATATGGATTATTAGTACCTAACAGTGGGACAACAACAAATGTAAACGAATCTATAACCTTTACAGGATTAACTGGTGGTACCCACGTATTTGTTCTTAATGATACGTTAACAAACCAAAATAGTCAAGTTTTTATAAATGTTGCAATTACTGGATGTTATGTTGCAAATATTGGTGATGTAATACCAACCACTTGTGGATTTAGTAATGGTTCATTAACTATATCTACATCAACAAATAACCCACCATACTCAATATTATTTTATGATAATACTACGTTAATAGCCGCTACAGTCACAAACGTAATGCCTTACACATATGGAAGTCTATCTGGAGGTACGTATTACGCTAGCCTTACAGACTCTGGAGGTGTAACCGCAAAAACTGAAAGTGTTTTAATTTCTCCAACAACTCCTTTAACTTTTGGACTTTGGAAAGTTAACACATCGACGTGTAATACCACTTCAGGAAAATTGGCGGTTACGGGAATAACTGGTGTTGGACCATATACGTATTTGTGGAGTAATGGTCAAACCACTCAATCAATTACAGGATTAACCGCTGGCGTCTACTCCTGTGTTGTTACGGACAATTATAATGGTTGTTTTTTGTCTAAAACTGAAACTATTACTGAAAATTCACCTTTAGGTGTCTCATTGTTAGTTGCTAGCCAACCGACGTGTTTTAACTCTGACGGATCCTTAACTTATACTATTAGTGGTGGATCTTCACCATTATATTATTCTGCAACCACCGCTCAACAAGGTTATACATTATCAAACACATTTACAATTACGGGTTTAAGTTCAGGTAATATATCGGTTTCAGTTACAGATGCTAGTCAATGTACCTCTATATTTGGTGGATTTATTAGTGTACCAAATGGATTTTGGGATGTTGCGGTTGTTGTTACAAATTCAAACTGTGACCAAAATAATGGTAGTGTTTTTGTTAGTTTAGAGGGATTAGCCCAAACATATACCTATACTTTAGTCGGACAAAATACCAATACAAGTTATCAATATAATACAACTAATTTTTTACATACATTTACAGCTTTACCTAACGATACGTACATATTAACAATTAATGGATCTGGAACAAACTGCGTATATACGTCAAATCCACCAATTGTTATAAATTCTTCTGATAAATTTAATGTTAATATATCAACAACTGGATCGACTTGTGGGTTAGCTAATGGTGGAGTTGAAATTACCGTTTCTACTGGATGTACGTTCCCAATTGACTATATCGTAAGTAATGGTAACGCTAGTATGGATACTTTTATGTCTGCATATACAATAACGGATTTAGCTTCTGGTAGTTACACTGTTACTGTAAATGATGCTGATGGTTGTCAGGTTGTTAAACCATTTGTAATTATTAACGGCACTTTATTATCAACATCAATAACAACAACTAATTGTTCTTCTAATGGGTCTAATGGTACGGCAAAGGTAGTAATATATGATGGTGAACCCCCTTTTACCTATTTATGGTCTAATAGTCAAACAGGTATGACGGCAACTGGTTTAACCGCAAATACTTATAGTGTTACCATTACTGATTCTGTTGGATGTATTAATATACAAAACGCAACAATAACTTGTTTAGGTACTGTTGTTTCAGGATACTCAAACAATAATTTTTGTAGTACTACTTTTACTACTATTAGTCAAAATAAACGTGGATTTTCACAAATGTTAAATGAAGGGTTTTACGACGCAACCATAGGTATTGGTAGCGGAAATACATTATCAAATCCAGTGCATACAGATTGTGTGTTTAGTTCTGCAACCTTTACTTGTGTAATTAATATTAGTGGTACTCCTTATAGTGGAACGTTTTATACGGCAACGACTATTAATGATGTTCCACAAGACACTCTTTGGCAAAGTACTATTGAAGGTTTATTGTTAGGAATCCCATATATTCAAAGTTATAGTCTTGACTTACTCGCTAACACGTTAAAAATTACCGCTTACTGTGATAACCCAAGTTACGAATCATTATCAGATGCTCCATTTAGTTTAAGTTTAGAGATTGACTACGAAATATATTGTAGAACATAATGGCGTACACAGTAACCATATCGAATCAAAGCGGAGAGACTCCTGTTTCGTATTATGTTTGCACAGTTAGTGGTGATAATTGTCAATATTTAGGTAATACTACCGGCACATATACTTTGTCTCCATTATTTCAAACAGCAAATGTTTTATACATTAAGGCGGTTGATAATATTGGTTGTGTGTATTTTACAATTTACAATTGTTAATAAAGTAATAATAAATAAATATGATAATAGACGTTACAGGTGTTACAAGTGGTAGTAGCCCATATTTGGTATATTTATGTGATTGGGATTTAAGTTCTTGTTTTTTTATAACTGGAGTAACTAGTATTCCTCCAACAATACAAATTGATTCCAATTATTATTTTCCAGGATTACAACTTTTAAAAGTTAAAATCTTTGATAACGAGGGTTGTTTTGAAATAATTGAAGCTCCTTGTATTCCAACACCACAACCAACCGCAACACCACTACCCACACCTTTACCTGGATGTGCACCATGTATTGATGTTTGTACTTATTGGCAAATAAATTTGGGGGCAGGACCTTGCATATTTAAATTATTTGATTGCGATGGAAATGTTGTTAACCTTAGAGTTTTTGGTACTGCAGGAACTTATTATGTTGAATCAGTTCTGCAACCGCAACCATTTAATCAAAACTGCGGGTATACAATAATTGACCTTGGACCTTGCCCAACTCCACTTCCATCTCCAACTCAAATACCTGGATGTGTTGAGTACGATATATCAAACGTAGGAGAAGATATTGTCGAGTTTACTTTTACTCCTTGTTGTTTTACCGTACCATACCCCCAATCACCATTAGTATTACCTGGTGGGGAAAACATTAACATTTGTTCAGAGACTTTTCCTTTATTTTCCGATGTTGGAGGAGTTGTTGTTCAAATAAATACTTGCCCATGTCCGACACCACTACCAAACCCAACACCAATACCTACAGATTTACCACCAACCGCAACACCACCACCAACCCCAACTTGTTCCCCGTGTCCGACACCATTACCAACACCTCTACCCCCTCCAGAAAATAATTGTAAAAGTGGATGTGTTCCACCTAATGTTGATTACACATATACTGATTGTTGTGGTAATTTTATTTCAGGTTTTACAGATAATAATCGTATTGATATTTGTTATGATAGTAATTACGGAACATTTAACGTGAATACAAGTAATAATTATTGTGATATATCTCCTAATTATTGTGACCCAATAGAAAGTGATTGTTGGTCTTGGGACCCTGACTATATTGGAAGTGGTATTTACCTTACTGATTCTAATAGTTTTGCTAATACAAACTTAACAACTGATATTCTTAGAAATGTTGTTTTAGGTACTGTTAATGTTACAAATCTGACTATGTTTAGTGTTGTTATTTCTACAAATGTTTGTCAAACTTCAGCAACTAGAATTGGATTTGCTACTCATAATATAGATTTCTCATCTGACCCTTACGGTCTTGGTGGTTTTACTACTAGTGTTGCTTTAAGATCTGACGGTACTGTGTACTTTAATAATATTCTAACATATCTTAACGGACCTAGTAATTGGACTACTGGTGACCTTATTGATGTGGCTTATTGTAATAGTTACTTTTGGGTTAGAGTAAATAATGGTGATTGGAATAACCAACCAAGTGATGATCCATCAACTAATACCGGAGGATATTCATTCCCTGCTTTTTTTTCAGGATCATCTTTTTATCCAGCAATACAATTTGGTGACTGTCAATATGATGATGACGGAAAAGTCGAAATAACCCAACAATCTATTTTACCTGAAAATTTTAAATATATATGTTCATGTACTTTACCATGTATCACTTGGGATTACGACTACACCTCAAATACAATTGATTTGAGGGATAATTATTTAATAGCTCAACATAATTATTCCACTACTGTGGGTCTTTGTGATGTTGGATATACTTTAACAACCCAAAGTCAAACCTATGGAGATAAAAACACATACACAATTAAACTAATTAATGATTTAGGTGCGACTAGTAGAGTTGGATTTGCAAAAAAAATAACACCTAAATACGCTAATAATTATATTTTAGGTTCAGATACAAATAGTTTTGGTCTTAATACTAGTGGTGATGTTTATTATAATAATGTTATTATTGCTACAATTCCTACAATGTCTTGGGGTATTGCTAATGATATTATTGACATTGCTTTTTTTCAAAATCGTATTTGGTTTAGACTTAACTGCGGTGATTGGAATAACAATAGTCACGCTGATCCTGATTCTGGAGTGGGACCTATAGCTATTTCTTTAAATAATGATGTTTATTTAGCCTTTCAATTAGACCCTATAGATAAATACACTCCGTCGTCTGTGGTTCTTTTATCTGAAAATGATGCTAGAAATCAATGTGCTGATACTCGTATTCATTCGTTTGAGTTTGTAGGTACCTGTACTCCCCCTTCATGTTCTTGTTTATATATTCGTAATTATAGTGCAGTTACTAGTGATGTTAGTTTTTATACTTGTGAAAATGAATGTAATATTAATACGTATGATACTTTTACTTTAGATCCGGGTAATTCAGTACCTAATTCTCCACCGCATGGTTCGACACTAATTAATGTTGGAATAGTTGATGGAACTATGGTTAATGAAACAAGCGTAACTATTATTGTTTTTGAACCTTGCGGTGGTAGCGGGGCTCCTGGACATATTCCTTGTAATAACTATCCATACCCAACTCCAACTCCAGCTCCAACCCAACCACCAGGTCCAACTTCAACACCAAGCCCAACTCCAGAATATTACGTTGGACGGGCATATGGTGGTGGTATGATTATATATGTTGGTCCTACAGGTGACCACGGATTAATTATTTCTGACACAAACCAAAGTAGTAGTACATGGGGGTGTACTGGTACCTTAATTGGTAATACCACTAATGGTTATTTTAGTGGAGCTCAAAACACTATAAATATAGTTTCTGTTTGTAATGAAAATGGCGCGGCTAAGGTGTGTAGTAATTTATCTTTAAGTGGTTATACTGATTGGTATTTACCATCCGGTCAAGAACTTTGGAAATTTACACATTTACCAATATGGTCTTATAATAACCCTATTTATGAGGTGAATATTAATGCGACGGCGGGAGATTATTGGTCGTCAACAGAACATTCTAACAACCAAGCAAGATCAAAATCTTGGTCTAATGCCGGAAATAATTATCCAGCATCGGTACAAAATAAATCAGCAACTATAAACGTAAGGTGTATTAGAAGTTTTTAATATAAAAAGATAAATAATAAATATGATAATAGATGTTACAGGTGTTACAAGTGGTAGTAGTCCGTATTTAATATATTTATGTGATTGGGATTTAAGTTCTTGTTTTTTTATAACTGGAGTAACTACTATACCGCCTATAGTACAAATTGATTCCAATTATTATTTTCCAGGATTACAACTTTTAAAAGTTAAAATTTTTGATAACGACGGTTGTTTTGAAATAATTGAAGCTCCTTGTATTCCAACACCAACACCAAACCCACCACCACCAACACCAACAGCTTGTATGGATTTTTGTACGTATTGGCAAATAACCATATTAAATCCATGTAAATTTAAATTATTTGACTGTTATGGAAATGTTGTTGAAATCATAACGTTTAATTTTTCTGGAACATATTATGTTGAATCGTTTTTACAACCACAACCAGTTAATCAAAACTGTACACATTTACCAATAGTTAACCTTGGGCCTTGTCCGATACCAACTCCGGTACCAACTCCAATACCGACCCAACCAGAACCGACACCTTGTCCAATTTGTTGTAGTTGTATTAGTTGGGAAAATCTTACAGGTAATTCGGGAATGACTTTTACTTATATTAATTGTAGTGGAAATTTAATTCTTAGTGCAACTACTAATGGTAACGCCTTTACTATATGCGGAAGTGATCCAATAAGTTATTCCCCAACTAAATTAATACCAACGATAGGTAATCCATGTATTAATGATATATGTGTAGATGATACCTGTACTAGTTGGTTGATTGAAAATATGATGAATGAAGTTGTTAAATTATATTATACCCCTTGTTGTGGTAGTATTGAGGAGGAGTATGATTTAAATATAAATGAATTATATGTTTTTAATTCTTTTGGTCCGCCATACGCGTACAACCCAATAACCCCAAACATAATACTAACTTCTCTTGGAGGGTGTAATTAAACCGTATACTTATATAAATACACAATAAATATGATAATAGATATAACTGGAGTTACAAGTGGTAGTAGTCCGTATTTAATATATTTATGTGATTGGGATTTAAGTTCTTGTTTTTTTATAACTGGAGTTACCAGTATTCCGCCTATAGTACAAATTGATTCCAATTATTATTTTCCAGGATTACAACTTTTAAAGGTTAAAATTTTTGATCGTAAAGGTTGTTTTGAAATAATAGAAGTACCTTGTCTACCAACACCACCACCAAACCCAACCCCACTACCCACACCTTTACCTGACTGTGCATGTACTGATGTTTGTACTTATTGGCAAATAAATTTGGGGGCAGGGCCTTGCATATTTAAATTATTTGATTGCAATGGAAATATTGTGGATATTGTTTATTTTGGAACGGCAGGAACATATTATGTTGAATCAGTTCTGCAACCGCAACCATTTAATCAAAACTGTGGGTATACAATTATTGACCTTGGGCCTTGCCCAACTCCTGTACCAACCGCGCCACCACCACCAACCCCTGCACCAACATCTCCAACACCAACACCAATATCTGGATGTGTTGAGTATAACTTAACTAACTCGGGACCTAATAATATTACTTTTAATTTTACCCCTTGTTGTTTTACATTTATATATCCTGAAATATCTCCACTTACAATACCTACGGGGCAAAATGCCAATGTTTGTTCAACAACAATCCCTACATTTCCTAATACACAAATTGGTGGTACGGTTACTGAATTATATACGTGTCCTTGCCCAACACCAATTCCAACCCCAGTTCCAAATATTGTGTGGCAAATGTCCCCTTGTTGTGCAAAAGGCCGATGGGCTTTTCCACCGTTACCTGGCCAACAACCACCTGTACCTTACATGACTTTAACCTCTCTTAGTACAATAGGAAATATGGTTATTGGTACTGATAATTTTTGTTATACAATTTTAACACCAGCAGTAACGTCTTTACCAAATGTTTATTGGGATGGTAACACACCAACTACAGATAATTGTGGTACTTGTATTACAACACATCCTTGTCCTGATTGTTATATTTTAACAATAACTAATACCGGTACAAATAGTCTAACTATATGGTTTGAAAAATGTTGCCCGTCAATTACTTATCCAGCAGATCCTCTATATAATTTAAATGTTAGTTCATCTGTGTCGATAATCACTAATGTTATTCCGCCTGTAATTTATCCAACAACACCAGGAGATATTATATCTTATACTATAATCACTCTTGGTTTGTATGGTGGTTGTTAATTTTTATTATTATTTTTATTAGTATTAACTATTTTTTTATTTAAAGATTATTATTATTTTTTAATAAAAATATGAAAATTTTTATACAAATAGCATCATACCGAGATCCAGAGCTTTTGTTCACTATAAAAGATTGTATTAACAATGCAAATAAACCAAATAATTTAGTTTTTGCTATTGCTAATCAATATCATCCTGACGATAAATCTTACGATTTATCAGAATACAAGAATGATAAAAGATTTAAAATTTTAAATATTCCATATCAAGAATCTAAAGGGGTTTGTTGGGCTAGACATAAAACACAACAATTATATAGAGGAGAAAAATATACACTTCAAATTGATTCTCATATGAGATTTGAAAAAGATTGGGATAAGACATTAATTGATATGGTTAAAGACTTACAAAAAAAAGGAATACCAAAACCACTATTAACTAGTTATGTTTCATCATATAACCCAAAAAATGACCCAAACGGTAGAGTAAGAGTTCCTTGGCGAATGGCTTTTGATAAATTCATACCAGAAGGAGCAATTTTTTTCTTACCCGAAACAATACCAAATTGGGAAAATTTAAAAGAACCTGTAAGTTCAAGATTTTATTCCGCTCATTTTTGTTTTACTTTAGGTGAGTTTTCAAAAGAGGTACAACACAATCCTGATTTTTATTTTCATGGTGAAGAAATTTCTATAGCTGTTAGGGCATTTACTCATGGTTATGACTTATTTCACCCACACAAAGTTGTTATTTGGCATGAATACACTAGAGAAGGTAGGACTAAACAATGGGACGATGATAAAATGTGGTATTTAAAAAATGATTCTTCACATTTATTAAATCGACAACTTTTTGGTATGGATGGATTAGAACAAATAGGTCATGATGGTAAATATGGTTTTGGAAATAAAAGAACTTTAAGAGATTATGAAATATATGCTGGAATTTTATTTTCTAAACGAGGAGTTCAACAACAAACTTTAAATAAAGAATACCCACCAAATGATTATACATATGATAATGATAATGATTGGGTAAATAGTTTTTCAAATACACACAAACATTGTATAAAATTTAATAAAAACATTTTAGTTGAAGATGATTATGATTTTCATGCTTTTATTTTTTCAGACAACTCTGGATTTGAAGTGTATAGAAAGGATATCGATAAAAATGAATTAAAAGTATTATTATCAAATGAATCTGAAGATCACTTTAGTGTGTGTAGAGAATTTACATCTGTGGTAAAACCAACTAAATGGATATTATGGCCACATTCAGAATCAAAAGGGTGGTTAGATAAAATGGAAAATAAAATATAATTATTATGAACTTAACTACAGAAAGAATGTCGCATGCTGGTCACCCAAGACCGGAAGAAGGAAAAGGTTTTGGAGGTCTTTTAGAACAAGGTCTCTATATAAACTATTTACACGGATTAAATTTCTTGTGTAAGGAACATTTAACTAAAAATATGAAAATATTAGAATTAGGTTGTTTCTATGGGTCATCTTCAGAATTATTTACGGAGTATTCTGATAATGTAACGTGTGTTGATTTAGAATATTATCCTGACATGCAAAAATTGGTTGAATCAAAAGGAATTACATTTCATAAATTAGATTCAATTGAGTTTTTAAAATCAATTAAAAAGGGAGAATATGATTTAATTTATATTGATACAACTCATGATTACGGAAGAACCAGAGAAGAGATTTTAATCGCTTATGAAAATTTAAAAGAAGGTCAATATATTTCAGGTCATGATTATAATAGTCATGGTGTCTCAAGTGCGATATTAAGTGTTTTTGAATATCCCGACATCAAAATTTATTTAGATAGTTCTTGGATTATCAAAAAAACAAGTGAAACAAAATTAAAATAACATGAAAAAAGCTCTATTAGGTTTATCCAATAATGTTGGGTTAAATATCGATAAAATTAAAGTGTGGTCAAAAAGTTTTAAGAAATATTCCGATGGTGATGTGATTTTATTATGTGCCAATTCAAATCAAGAAGAAATACAATTTTGTATTGATAATGGGATTATACCAATACCTGTTAATATTGATGATACTTGGAGAATAAACCATAAACGTCTTGAAAGAACTTTTGAATTTTTAGAGAATTCAGACATTGAATTATTTTTAATAACTGATGTTTTTGATGTTGTATTTCAATCAAATCCATTTGATAAGCTTGATTTAAACTATGATATCTTTGTCGGTGCTGAAGGTGTGTTAGTAAGTGAAGAGCCTTGGAATTCAGATTGGATTAATAAACTATTCCCTAATGATTACTATGAGTGTATAAATCAAGAAGTGATATGTTCTGGTGTTATTGGTGGAAAAAGACTACCGTTAATTAATTTATATAAAAGAATGTTTGAATTATGTGAAAATAGTACAAACCTTACAAACATTCAAGACCAAGCAGCACTAATTGTTATGGTTAAAAATAAAGAGATAAATAATTTAAAGATTTTTAATCTTACTGATGGGTGGGTAGTTCATTGTGCTATTGCTGGACCAACTCAATTTTTTGAAAGTTTTGGGTTTAAAGGTAATATTGAAAATAGATATGGAATACCTCAGTTAATTACTGATAGGATATGTACAAAGAATGGTGACCCCTATGACATAGTACATCAATTTAATAGGATCCCTGAGTGGAATGAAATATTAACAAATGAATATGAATAATATTTACTGCGTTTGTACAACGCCAGACATCTATGGGAGTTATAAAAATTATTGGGAAAATTTTCCAATTAATGACCGAAAATTAATTTGGGTTTCTGACATTACAAAAGATTCGTCTTTTGATTTAGGATTTAAATATACTGAACAGAACATAAGGGAAGAATTTAATTTCAATGTTGATGTTAGTAAAAAACATTTTTGGAACTCACATGGTAATAGAAATATTGTTTGGTTTTTTGCTCATTTAAGAATGTTATATTTTTACGTTAAAAATCCAAATTATGATTTTTATTGGTTTTTTGATGACGACATTAAAATGGAAAATTGGAATGAATTTTTTATTAATACCGATAAAGACGATGCTGATTTCATGTCATATTTTTGTTTTAAAAAATATGGAGTAACATCACAAGAAAATGTCCCGACTATTGACGATAAAACTTTTTCAAAAAATGGGTGGTTTGATAGGTTTCCGGGTGATGGAGATATTTTACCTGAAAATACTGAAGAAATGTTTGGGTCATTTTTCCCAACAACTAGATTTTCTAATAAAGCCCTATTAAAAATGTTAGAAATACATAATGAAGGATATTATGGTTATCATGAAGGTTTTGTACCAACTATGTTAAATAAATATGGGTATAAATTGAGTTCAATAATAAAACCTGATAACACTTCAAATTATTTTGATGTGAATAAAGTTGACATCCAACATAAACATATAAAAATAACTTGGGAATGGATATAAATAATCCTGTGATCGTAATGGCTCTATATGATATTGGTAGAGAAAATTGGGATAATTATAGAATGTCTTATCATACTTATATGTGGTGGATGAGAAATACCTTATCGTTAGATAGTAATATTGTTATTTATAGTGAATCAAAATTTATAGATGAGTTAACCAAGTATAGAAAAGAGTTTGATCCTAAATTAGAAAAAACAATTTTTATAGACCAACCTTTAGAAGAGTTACCAATGTATCAAAAGTATTACGATTCATTATCAAAATTGATGAGTTCTGATACTTTTAAATCTAAAGTAGATTTTCCTGAGGTTCCTGAAATGTGTCAACCATTATATAATATTATTATGTTTAATAAAGTATTTTTCCTTAAAGATACCATTGAAAAAAAGTATTTTGATAATGATATTGTTGTGTGGGCAGATGCCGGTGGATTAAGAAACGATATTAGTTTATATCAAAATAAAAAATGGCCCAACATTTTTAAAATTAAAAATTTAGACTTTAATAAGATTACTTTTTTTAGTCATAATCAAGACTTTAATGTGACAGACAAAGAGTTTCATAGTTTGTCTCAAATTAGAAATATACAAGGAACTGCATTTTTTTTACCATCACATTTAATTGATTCGTTATTGGAATTAGTGGTTGAGACTGTTGATGAATCTATTAGTGGTGGATATATTGGTAGTGATGAGAAAATATTCGACATCTGTTATACAAAACAAAAAGATTTATTCCATTTAATAAAGTCCGATTGGAGAGAATATTTTGACCTAATGTTGGAGTACGACAAAATGAAGGTTATTGTTTCAAGATATAATGAAGACACTAAATGGGCAGTAAACCTTAAATACAGCACGGTGGTATTTAATAAGAACGAGTCAGAGTCTTATTTATTTGAAAATAACTTACCAAATGTTGGTAGAGAGGGTCACACATTTTTTAATTATATAGTAACTAACTACGAGAACCTACCTAACTATGTCGCATTCTTACAGGGAAATCCGTATGACCATTGTGCAAATGTAATAGAAGAGATAAATAATTTTGATTTTAATGCTGATTTCAAACCATTAGGTCCTTTATATGAAGAAACAACGACAATTGAACACATAAATCAACAGATACTTAATTATGCTAATAGGATTGGGTTTGATGTGACATTTCCCGTCTACTGTGTTAGGGGAGGTCAATACATAATTTCAAAAAAACTAATACATAATAAACCTAAATCGTATTATGAAAAAATATTAGAAACATTAAGTCACAGTGTGTGTCCTCAGGAAGGTTACGATGTTGAAAAATCTTTATTCCAAATTTATGGAATATATAAGCCTTAAAAACTTTATAAATGAAAAGAATATTAGTAACACCGGCAGGTAGAAAAAAATATTTAGAAATACTATTTAATCATTTAAAAAATTTAAAAAATGAATTTGACGAATGGATATTGTGGGTTAATACTGAAAAAACAGATGACATACGATACATGGAAAAATTAGAAAGTGAAAACGAATTCATAAAATTACAAAGAACAAAAATTGGTGTTAAAGGTAATGAAACTATTTTTCATTTTTTTAAAGAGTGTGTGGACGAGAATTCTGTCTATATTAGATTAGATGATGATATTGTTTATGTTAAACCTAACTCCTTAAATAATTTATTTGATTTTAGAATTAACAACCCTAATTATTTTTTGGTGTATGGTAATATTGTTAATAATGCGATATTATCACATTTACATCAAAAAAAGGGTACACTAACAAATGAAGTTAAATTTGGTTATCATTGTGCAGACCATAACGGATGGAACAATCCAATTGCTGCCGAATCAATACATCAAAAATTTTTTGAATTAAATAAAAATAACCAGATTACAGATTTTTCACTAAATAATTGGATTTTAAGAGATTATGAAAGAGTTTCAATAAATGTTATTTCATGGTTGGGTAGCGAGTTTAAAAAATTTGATGGTAAAGTTGGTGTTGATGAAGAACAATGGTTGTCGTGTGATAAACCAAAAGAAATCCAAAAACCAAATATTATTTTTGGTGATTGTTTATTTGTTCATTACGCATTTTTTACTCAAGTACAACATATTGATAATACAGATATATTGGAATTATATAAAGACATCTCAATTAATATTAAATAATGTACGATTACTTAATAGTTGGATCTGGATTATTTGGATCTATATTCGCCAGAGAATTAACAGATAAGGGATACAAATGTTTAGTTATTGATAAAAGAAATCACATTGGTGGTAATTGTTATACTGAAGAGATTGAGGGGATTAATGTACACAGATATGGTCCACACATTTTTCATACATCTGATGATAAGGTATGGGAGTATATGAATAGATTTTGTGAGTTCAATCATTTTGTTAATAGACCCAAAGTAAATTATAAAGAAAAAATTTATTCATTTCCCATTAATTTAATGACATTATATCAGTTATATGATGTAACAACACCAGAACAAGCTAAGATTATCTTAAACCACGTTAAACACAATATTGAGACCCCGAAGAATTTAGAGGAATGGATATTATCGCAAGTTGGTACCGAAATATATGAAATATTTATTAAAGGATACACAACAAAACAATGGGGTAGAGAACCTAAATTATTACCATCGAGTATTATTAGAAGATTACCAATAAGGTTAACATTTGATGATAATTATTTTTTTGACAAGTATCAAGGAATACCAATTGGTGGTTACACAAAAATATTTGAAAAGTTATTGGATGGTATTGAGGTTAAATTAAATATTGATTATTTTAAAGATAAAGAATTTTGGGATGGTCAGTGTAAAAAAGTTCTTTACACAGGACCTATAGATAAGTATTATAACTATAAATTTGGCGAGTTAGAATATAGAAGTTTAGAATTTAAAACAGAAATAAAAGATGTAAACAACTTTCAAGGAAACGCAATTATAAATTATACTGATATTACAACTGAATATACGAGAATAATAGAACATAAACATTTTGAATTCGGAAAACAAAATAAAACTGTTATAACAACAGAATATCCAAAGAGTGTTGGCGAACCATATTATCCTGTTAACGACAATATTAATAATTCTATATATAATAAATATAAAGAATTAATGGATAATGAGGAAAATGTTATCTTTGGTGGAAGGTTAGCGGATTACAAATATTATGATATGCACCAAGTTGTTGCATCAGCATTAAATAGGTCAAAGAATGAGGTACGTTTAAATTGTGGTCATACTACATAATTTTTAAATAATTGACATATAATATTATTTAATCTTTAATAAAATAAAGTTTTGATTATTTATATATTAAAGATTATTAATTATGCCTGTAGGTCTTATATTTTTAAAAAGTTGTTGTTACACTGGAATTACTTATTCGGCTGGTACTTTTAACTATGCGGCTGATGGTGATTACGTTTCAATATCAGGACATACTTTAATTATTCCTGGAGTTTACCAAACTAATACGGGAGCAACTGCTGGTGTTACATCTATTAATATTGGTGATTTTGGTGCAGGATATAGTACTGCTACTGTTGCTAGTGCTTGTACCAACACCGCATTAACATGTGCTTCTAGCGCAGCTTGTATTAACATTAACTCAACCAATATATATAGTGGGTATAGTAGTACTTATTATGTTGCTGGATCTTATGGTGCTCACCCATATTGGTCTGGCTCTACATGTAATGGTTTTATATATTTTAATACCGGAACAACGGCAGGTCCTAATTGGTGTTTATCTAGTACGTTAGGCACTGGTGGGTGTTTCTTTTTTGGATCAAACCCAACATCAAATAATACTTCACCTGATTTAGATTCAACGATATACTATAGTGGAAATTGTATTCCACAACCAACACCAAATAACCCTTGTTTTGTTGATTTCGATGTTAGTGTTTTATGTTTTACACCAACGCCTGTACCAACGTTAACACCAACACCAACACCATCGCCAAGTGCAACACCACAACCAACTCCAGATTTATGTAGTGGATATACAGCATCAATAAGTGGTCAAACCATAACTCCAACACCAACACCAAACCCAACTGCGACACCGCAACCAACACCAACAAGAGCTTTATTTAGTAGTGGTGTGACCTTTGTTATTGATGATGGTAATTTTATGTGTAACACTAAAGAACTTGTTGGTTGTTCTGATGGTGAAAAGTATTATATTGAAGGTCCTTTAGCTATTACTAGTGGAGGAACAATTATACAAATAACTACCGGACAAACAATTCAGGCTGTAGTTAATGGAGTTATACTTTGTGTTAAATACACAAAAACGTCATTAGATAGTGTTAATTCTAGTGTTAGTTATGTTATATCAGCTTATACGTCAGGATGTACTACTTGTTTTACACCAACACCAACTGCAACACAATTACCACTACCAACACCAGGACCAACGCCAGCACCAACCGCAACACCATCGTATCCAATTAATAGTAAATTTATTTTTACATCTTGTACATCAAATTCGATGATTATACAATCAGCATATCCACCTTATAATATTAGTGTTGGTGATATATTGAAAACAGTTTCTGGTGAATGTTATAATTATATTGGAGATTATGTTAATTATAATACACCTAGTGGGTTCATGAGTAGTAATCAAAATATGTTTACTGGTACTACCGCAACTACATATACAAATTGTATTAGTTGTTTAGTTATACCTAAACCAACTAAAACTTACAATTCTTGGAGTGGTAAGGGAGCGTATTCGGTAAATTGTCCATTGTGTCAATTAACTGATTTTGGATCTGATTTAACTTTTTATACCTTACCAACTGTAACTCAATTACAAAATGGAGTAACGTTATATTCAAATCAATCATTATTAAATATAATAACAATAGATTATGTTCAGTATGGTAATAAAATTTATAATGTTGATACTAATGGTGTTATAAGTGAAAAATGTACAATAAATGGAAATTGTTAAAATATGGATACTTTAATAACTGTTAGTAGTATAAGTGGTGGTTCCTCACCATATGATGTATGGGTTTGTGATGACTGTACAAGTTCAAGTGTTTGCCAATATATTAATACGGTATCATCATTACCTTATAGTTTTACATTACCAAGTGAGTACAATTATTACGTTACTTATGGTGTTAAAGTTATTGATAATAACAATTGCGTTTATTGTTTTGGTGGTTTTGGTTCTTATATTAGTACTTGGACAACTACAGCACCAAATCAATCTATAACTTTACCATATAGTTCTGGTGGAACATATAGTGGAGGAATTACTTGGGGTGATGGTAGCTTTTCTGCAAATACTTATCAAAATAGAACACACACATATCTTTCAGCAAATACCTATACCGTAACTATAAGTGGAACTTGTAGTGGTTGGAATTTTAATACTTCTGTAGGGTCTACACCAAGTCTCATTACATCAGTAGTGAGTTGGGGTATTTTAAGTTTAAATAACACTTCAAATGATACCTTTAGTGGTTGTACTAATTTAAATTTAAGTAATACTTATGGTACGTTAGATTTGGGGACAAGTAAGGATTTAACAAATATGTTTAAAGGTTGTACTAATTTAACTTCAGTTAATAATATTAATGATTGGTACACCTCTTCGGTCACTGCCACCACTAGCATGTTTAGTGGTTGTACGTTATTAAACCAATCCTTATCGTTTAACACTAATTCAGTTAAAAATATGGATAATATGTTTAGAGATTGTACCACACTAAACCAACCAATATTATTTTCTACTTATTCCGTAACGGGAATGACTAGCATGTTTCAAAATTGCACATCTTTTAATCAGAATGTTGGAATTTGGAATGTTGAAAATCTTAAAAATGCTACTAGTTTTATGAGTGGTAAAACTACAACTAATTACTCTTTCTTAACTAATATTTATAATAGTTGGGCAACTCAAAATGTAAGAACTGGAGTTACTATTAATTTTGGAACAATACAATATATGTCATCTGGATCTGCTTCTAAGAATATTTTAACTGGAGCAACAAAAAATTGGATAATAACTGATGGTGGACAAATTTAATAAATTAAAAATAAATATATTTTAAAATATGGGACTTTTGAGTGGAAATAGTTGTAGTATTATAACGATATTACCGTTAGGTGGTGTTTGTAACGTTATTAATACCTCAACACCACAAACAACCGATGGTTTAATTTCTTTAGTTGTTACCGGAGGATCCGCACCTTACGATGTAAGATGGGATAATGGACAAATTGGAACTACTTTAACTAATTTAACTACTGGAACATATGCCGCAACCATAATAGATTATTATGGGGATTATACCGCAACAACTTTTTGTACGGTCGGGAATACTAGTTTTTATTTAGAAGAATTTCAAAATTGTTCCAATAATGCGTCTTATGTATATTATGTTTCTGACTTAACTAATCCTCAATTTGCTACTAATAGTGTTTATATGTTAACAACTCAAATAGGTTGTTGGACACGTATTGGCTCTGTTTTATATACTGGACAGATGTATAATTCTAATTATGCTCAAAAACAATTAAATATTGGTGGACCATACGTTAATTGTTCATCTTGTTTACCGGCAGTACCGGCAACGCCAATATATCCTGAAAAGTTATGTTTACAATCAACACTTAATTCTGCAACAACACAAATTAATTTTTCATCTGGATCCACTATAAATGGAACCCCATCTTGGAGTAGTGTTACCCCTAGTTATGTTGTTTATTATAACAACACTAGTGGTCGTTGGTTATTAAGTGGTATCACTCTTAGCGGTGGAGGTATTGTATATAAACAAAACCCTTCAATTCCCCCAACTGGTCCTTGGACAGTTACAGGCCCAAATGCATCAACATTATCAATTAATGTGAATAGTGGTATTTGTGGAGCAATACCGTTAAGTTTTTTACAGTTATTAACAAGTAACCCACAAAATAATACTATTTTAGGTGGTAGCGTAACTATGATTGGTAATGGCGGATTACAACCATATAGTTATTCAATTGATGGAAATAATTACCAACAAGGTGGTATGTTTAATTCTTTAGGTTCTGGAACGTATACCGCATATGTTAAAGATAGTAATAATACTATATTTACACAATCATTTAGTTTAGTTGTTCCACCAACTATAACATATACTCTGAATATAACCCGAACATATAACCAAATGATTGCAAATGGTAATACAAGTATGAGTTCTAATGACACGTTTACTTTTTCTGTAAATCCACCATTACCGGTTGGTAAGAGTATAACGTTTAAATTACAAACAGTAATTACAACAACTGGATTCACTGCAGGACCGTTTACCCCAACTTTCATCACTAATCAGACCACTAATATAACTTCAACGTTAACCACAACTTCGATGACTCAAATTAGTGTACCAAGACCTGCGTGTTCGGCAACTCTTGGTGTGGTAAATCTTAGTGGAGTCACATATACATATAATACTGTAACTATTGTTGGTGGAGGTACTTTACCAACCGGAACATTAAATTTAACTGTGAATACACCTACCGTTATTAGTTCTTCACCTCAAGCCTGTGCAACATATGGCAAACTTCAATGTTCAGTTAACGTTTTAAATATTGCTATTACCCCATCAGCAAACAATGTAATGAGTAGTACTACACTTACCCCTATAATATTCCCAATAGAAAATCCAGGAACAATTTCACCATAAATAATATATATATATACATAAATGTCATACATAATTAAACATACAGCAGCCTTAATCAACACAATGGTTACTGACGCAGCAAGAAAAAAAATGTCACAAGGTGACTTTAACATTTCATACTTTCAAGTTGGAGATAGTGAAGTTTGTTACGATTGCGTGTCAACAATAGATAATGTCGATTATAATATTTTAATGCCTCAATATAATTCACAAAATTTAGCACCTATTCCACAAAAAAATAAAATGCAAGTTAAATATCCATTGTTTTTAGATTCAACATCTGGTAGTACTTTTGGTGTTCCATTAGATAGTTCTTATATTGACAGTATATATAATAGTGCGGCTCCTAGAGGGTTTTTTAGTGGGACTACTAATAGTTTTTCATTAAATACAACATCAGCATATACTATTACATCTAATTGGCGTGTGACTGCGGCTAATGTTAATTCAGGGAACACAATAACTTTAGAATACAATAATATTGATCCTTTTATTTTTACTGGTAATGTAACTCCAGGTATGTTTGTGACTTTATTTACTAATAATTCAATAACTCCTTTAAGTGGTGATTCATCTATATTCACGTATGTTGTTGTCGAGGTAACTGGATTTACATCTGGAACAACAGGTTCAGTAACTATTAAAGTTGATAGAGACTTACCAAAACTCATATTATTTAGTGGGCCATTTCGTACAGTATTTTATCCAAGTGGTATGACACAACTTTATGATAGTTATACTCCATCACCATTTTGGTCTAATGATGTTATTAATTTTGAAACAAATTGTGACCTTTCACAAAGCGATGTTAAGATTTGGAATATGAATGTTCCTTGGTCTGAATCACCAGCCGGGGTTTTTAGTAATACTCACCAGAATTATGAATTATACTCATCTGTTGGGTATTTGGGTAGTAAAGAATATTTGGGATATAATAGCGACTCAGGTCAAATAGATAGTGATTCAACATATTATTATAACTCATTTTCTGAAAAAGTATCAGTTTTACCTTCAGAACAAAAAGCGATAGCTATTGTTCATTATACTAATCAATCTGTCGATAATTTTTATGGTGAAAAATTTGCAACAAGAGACTATGATGCGACAAGTCCAGGGGATACTGGTCAAGCTAGAAATTTTAAATTATCAATTCCTTGGTTATTATGGCATAAAAATAAAAATAAAACCATTGGTCAGGATTTTTATGTTGATCCTTCTGGGTTCACATCTCAAAATTTATTTACTGTTAATTATATTAAATCTAAAAAAGACATTAATTTTAACGACCCTGGTTTGAGATACTACCATTTATGGGATACTAACGCAAATGATAATGGATACCCTAATAGAGTTGGTAAAGTTTTTCCTGATTTAAAAATAGTTACATTTGATGATGATGAAATAATAGCTGCTTTAAGTTACAAATCTAACAGATCTTTTACTTTACCCGCACCAAAATTAGGATTGGTAACACCGAATACTTTTAGTGGTGTTTTAGGTAGTACAGTTGGGTTGTTATCTGGTGAAACTGATACGTTATTTTTAACTTATATTCTGTATGACACAGTAATCAACAGTAGTATGCATTGTAACTATTATTCAAAAATTTCAGGTAATAATCAAAGTTTACTGTCTGGAACTTCAGATGTGTTAATAAGATTTGGTAACGAATTTCCATTTTTAACTCAAACAACTAGTGGAAGTGTTAGCGGATTTACCGCTGATAAAATAAAGTTGATTGTACAAAGAGTAACAACAACTGCAACAACAAAACCAATTGTTACCGCTTGGAAGGAAATAGACATAACTTCACAGTTTACTCTGGTTTCGGGTCAATTAACTAGTGCCTTAATGAGTGGAACCACAATCCAATTAACAAATGATATGTATACTAATTCTGCTACCACATATAATTTAAACAATTATGTTAAATTACCTACTATAGGACAAACTGGTGTTACTTTAAATTTTGGTGGTGAATATTATTTTTATGGTACAATTAAGACAGACATTACGGCAACCATATATGTTATGAATTATCTATGTAATTTAGGTCAAACTCAGTTTTTTGATTCCTCAAACCCAACATGGAAAGGAAAAAACCCATATATATCTGAAGTGGCTCTTTACAATGCGGACAAAGAACTTATGGTTGTTTCTAAGATACAATCACCTGAAAAAAGACAAGGAGTACAACAATACCCCATTAAGATTGATTTTTAATTTATTTTATGGAAAAAAAAACAAATTTAAAAAATACACCTAAAATTCTTGGTTTAGATATATCAACTAAAACCATTGGGTGGTCACTATTTGATATTCAATCACAACAATTATTGGAGTTAACTCATTTTTCACCAATAATAAAACCAAAACCTGACTATAAAATTGAAGAACTATTATTAAAAATTGATTTTTTTGAGAATAAATTAAAAGGTTATGTCGATTTAGGAATAACAACTGTAGTGATTGAAGAACCACTTTTAAACTCAAATAACGTTTGGACAGTTGGATTACTATTAAGATATAATTCAATGATTACAAAATCTATTTATGATATTTTGTGAGTAGTTCCAAAATTTATATCAACATATAATTCAAGAAAATATGCTTGGCCTACATTAGTACAACAAAATGATAAAGGTAAAAGTGTACTATTTGGTGGGTTACCAAAAGATATCGATAAAAAAGAAATAATTTGGAAAAAAGTATCAGACAAAGAACCACAAATTACTTGGTTATATACAAGAAATAATACTTTGAAAAAAGAATGTTTTGATATGTCAGATTCATATACCTGCGTTCTTGGTTATATGAAACAAGAAAATATTTGGTAAAATCTTTTTTTTTTTGATTTTTTCAAAGTTTGTGAGTATTTATATAATAAATAAATAAAACATTAAAATATTAATATGAAAAACATAGTAAGACTTACTGAAACAGAATTGAAACGTATCGTTAATAGAGTTATATCTGAAGATGAACAAATGGCTGATGTCGTTGGGGATGGAGAGCCGTGTACTTCGGCTGGAGTAAAAACGGGTAAATTTATCGGTGAAAAAGACGGACATGCGTATTTGATGTATTATATAGGTTATCCAAATGGTGAGATACTTAAGCCCGGAGAATACAAGGGTGGTACGCCAAGAAAATGTACATTTAAAAGAACCCAAATGATAACATTAGTTTAAATTTATTAAAAAATTAGAAAAACCCACCCCCAAAAGGTGGGTTTTTTGTTAATTGACATTTCCCTTATTTTTCGTATCTTTTAGATATGAAAGAAGAATCCCTATTGGTTGATTTATTGTTAACGATGTTTGGTGAACCAAAGAACGTTAATGAATACAGCGGTCAG